CCCTGCCTTTGTCGAGGAGATGATGGGCTACGAGGTCGGGTGGCTCGTTTGAAGGCTCTGGGAAATTCAATAGTCCCGGCCTGTGCCGCTGTTCCTCTTCAACGCATCAAAGATTTAAACTCAATTATTTACAATGATTAAATCCATCGAAACTTATTACAAAGGTTATCTCTGTAGATCAAGGACAGAAGCCAGATGGATGGTTGCCTTTGATAAAGCTGATATTAAATATGAATATGAGCCAGAGGGTTTTGATTTAGGTAAAGCAGGAAAGTACTTACCTGATTTTTATTTACCAGAATTTAATAGTTATGCAGAGGTAAAAGGTAGAACTTTTACTTTAGAAGAGATTGAAAAAGCTAGACAATTATCTATTCAATCAAATAAGTCTGTATTATTTTTAGAAGGACAGCCCGCTAGAAAAGGATATTGGTTTATACATCCCTTTGACTACAAAAACGAATGGTCAAATCCCTTTGACTACGCTTCTTTACAAAAACAAGAATTAAATCCCAAAAGACACTCCAAAAACAACCCAAAAAGTGATCCTAGGTCAAATAATTTAAAAAATAAATGGGAATTAATTCTTTCCAAATTAGAGTTGCCATCAACAAGAATGCTACTTTCAGAACAAGCTGAACTTGAAAGTTTTGATTCAGAAAAAATCACCATTGCATTATCTCCAAAATGGGAAAATATGATAAAAAGCAGAAAAGTTTTAATTGAAAATACAGTAAAAAAGATATTTGGAGATCAAATGATACTTTATTTTTCAACAAAACAATTGTTGTTTAATTATGAAATGATCCACATTTCTAAATTACCTTATCCTTTAAAAGAGCATTACGTTAATATGGACAATATTCCGAGTACATGGTTGTTTAGTTACAAAGCAAGAAATTGTGGAGTATGGAGTTCAAATGAAGATTTTATGTTATTACTGATAGATATATTTAATCCTCGTAAAAAGTTTTGTTTAGACTACAATAGTTTTGATGAAAATGAAAAGACTAATATATTAAATGTAAAAGAACTTATATTTTCTTCACCTTGTCGACTTAAAGGAGTCGATGAAAGTGACAGTATTGCTGTTAGGGCATCCAGGTCAGCAAGATTTGAGAATTATAAAAAATGAACTTGCAAACTACTTTATTTAAGGTATATTAAAAATGGGAAATTATATCTATAAGCCATTCATGGGGTCATTACAAAAACATGGAGCGTTAGCAGGACTAAGACGCTGGACATTGGAACGTGATGACTCAGGCACTATATATCCACACAGAATATATAAAGATGGAAAGGATAATATATACCATTCAGTAACACATATTTTAAAAGAAACCGCACCCCAGGAACAAAAAGATGCTTTGGAACGCTGGATTGAAAAGAAAGGATCAGCAGATGAGAGAGATATGGCTTGCGAGAGGGGGCGACTTGCTCACGCTCATGCAGAATACCTACTTAAAACTGGAGCGAAACTTGCCCGGCATAATGCCAACAAGCGTGGTATATGGAAAACAGGATCAGATGAACTG